CTTAGAACACATAGAATATCTTTGCTTAAATAAAAATTGTGTTAAGTCTACACCTGGACATGGACACATTGAACATAAAAAAATCTAATGAATTTAATAATAGTTATCCTCAGTTTATCCACAATGTACTATTTACTTTATCTAGCATGGACTTACAGTGATTAAGACGGCTTCGAGAAGTCGTTACGGGGAGAAACAAAAGCAAAAGCGTGGATGACGCTTAGCAGATAAAAACTCCCCACTACAAAGCATGGAAAAAAATAAAAATTGTGAATGTAAACCACTACCATTCACAGGATACTATTGCGAACACTACAAGTGGATAAGAAGCGAATTAACAACTAAAAAATTAGGAATATATAAACAAAAAGAAAAAATAAATAATGAAACAAAGAGAACTTAATCTAAAAAAAAATATAGATTTAAAAATGTTAAAACTAAACGATAGACAAAAAGAAAGATTGGTTATGTGGCTCATCAATGAGCGACAGCATAGCGTAGACACTGCGATAGAACAGGTAGAGAATTTTCCCCATGAAATATATGTGCAATATCTGACAGCGAATACAAAGGTCGAATTATAAACAAAAAAAATATATGTTAATTACACTCAAAGCTGGGCGACCCTTTAAGAGCAAAGCTTCCGCTTCTGGGCAGGTAACGGAGGGCTTTATGTATGGGGGTACGCTTGAAGATGGTAAATACATTCTTTTTTTCTCTAAGGTTGATAGATTGGAGGCTATCAAAACTTCTCCTCTTGCCGACCTTAATCTAGAAAATAGAATTGACCTCTTTTCAGGCAAAGAAAAGTGGCGTGAATTACCAGTGGCTTAGGCGAGGCCAGGCTAGGAGGGGGACGCGCTCTTTATCTTTTGCGCGTCCCCCTCCCCCCTTACTAGAATACCGAGGAAAACGGCCTTCGGCCGTTTTCCGAGGCAGGTAGGGGAGGGAAACAATTAAGAGGGGATGGCGAACTATACAAAGCTTCGATTCTCTGCGACAAAATAGCCCCTGTTGGGGCTTTTACTATACAAGTAGGTAGATTATACCTTTAACTATATTTGCTCTTGTCTTTTCAAGTACACACGCGCGCGCGCAGGTATACCTATACTTAGTTATCCACAGGCCATACTCTAGACATTTGACACGATATGCTATACTTAGCTTATACAAAGCTTTCCTAAAAAAAACTATGCAGTGGGACACTCTTAACTTTGTAAAAACTTGCGAAACTTCTGTTGAAAATACTTGGACTCGTAATTCTAACTTAGCTCAGGATGGTGTTGGTACTTCTAATGACTTTACCGACTTTGATTACACTCTTGATTACTCTACCTCTACTGAATACTGTTACTCTTCTATTGGTTCTTCTTTAATGATTCTTTTAATGACTGGAGTTTTCTTCCTGGTCGTTGTCATATCTTTTAAACTTTATAATTATAGTTCTAAAACTAAAATATAATATGGGTAAACGCAGACGTATTCGAAAACTTAATAAACGCTTTGTTAAATTTATGCGTACTACTACTAAACAATCTCTAGCTCGTAAATATCCTAATACTTTTGTCTAAACTATGGACTGGGAATCTGTATTCTTACATGGCTGGGTAGTAGCTCTTTATACTTATTTCTTAATTTGGTTTTTAACTCGTTCACTACTTAAATTATTTATTCAATGATATTCGGATTATCTGAAATTCAATTCATAGGTATCTTGTCTTATATTGTTATGCTTGGCGCAATTACTGGTGCATCTTTTGGTATCTTCTACAGAGTTATTAAATACTTTATTTAACTATGTTTATAAATAAAATAGTCGTTTCCTTGGCGGGAATTAAAATATAATACCAATCAAAACATGATGAGTACCTCATTGGCTCGGACTGTTGGAATTGTTGGTTTGATGGCAATGCTAGCTTTTGTTGCTATCGCTTTAGTTCCCCTAACGGCTCAGGCTCAAACTGTACCTACTCTTACTGCTTCTGATACTGACGATATTATTTCGCCGGCGTGGACAGCATTTAAGACGTACTTTAAGTGGTTCTTAATCTTTGCTATTCCAGTATTGATTCTGATTCACTTTGTTCGCAAAGCCATTGGAACAATGCTTGGCAGGGGATAGTAACAAAATAGCCACAGGCATGGGCTGTGGCTATGTAGACAATTATACATGAAGAAATTTTTAATCTACTTTGCTTTTTTAATAGGTATTTTATCTATTCCTTATTTGACTTTTGCAGAGCTTTTATTTGAACAACCAGACGAAGCAACTCTTTCTACCTTTTCGGCTGGAACATGGGTTCAAACTATTTATAATACTGCGGCTAGTGATTGGACAGTAGGTTCTTTTGATTCAATTAAAATTAAAATTGACCCTCAAGGCTCTACTCCTACAATTCGATTTACACTTAGGGACGCTACTCCTTATGGATGTACAAACTATGAAAATGATTATAGCGAAGCTGGTGGTTCTGATACGCCAGCAGGCTATACATTTGCAGATGTGAATACGGTTGGTGATGGTGCTCAATATATTACTTTTTCAACTTCAACTTTAGTAACCCTTAATCCAGCAAAATGTTATAGATTTCAATTTTCTAGAGTAGGTGGTGATGAATTTAAAATGCTTGGCTCAACTAATAATCCTATGGTTGGGTATGCTAGAAACATTGGTTGTAGTAGCTCTGGAGATTGTGAAATGGCCTCTGGTTCAGGAATAGATGATATTTTTATTCAACTAGCTGATGATAATGATTTTTCTCCTGGGCCTGGCATTGATTGGAATACTTTAACAGATGGTGGTACTTTCTCAGATTTTAATTATTGGGATTTAAATTTAACTTCTGTAAATCAAAATGATTATGTGTCGGTTGTTTATTCTCCTTTAGTTGGTGGTGAATCTTCAGAAGAAACTTATGTTGACACAAAAACATGGCGCATACCTCTTGCCGTATCTCCTTTTTTAGTACCTAAATCTGAACCTCTTTGGCATCCTCCTTATCTTCAAAATGTTGAATGGGAAGCAGTAGCTTATTTATTTGATTCAAGTGGTAATACTTTGGCTTTTACTGATGTTATAGACTTTACGATTAACGGCTCTGCGCCTGCTACTACATTGCCTGGTAGCTCTACTCTTTATTATTATTCTACTTCGACTGAAAATTTTGTTTATGACAATGTTGATTGCACAATTACTACTGGTTGGTTAGGTACTCCTACTCTTGAAGGATGGGAATGTTTATTTAGAAAAGTAGGTGCTTGGCTTGGACAATTATTTTTTGTACCTACTGATACTTCTCTAAGTTTTATTTCTGATACTTTTTCAGATTTTAAAACTATTTTTCCTTTCTCTTTGTTTTTTACAATTAACAATGAATTTCAAAATCAATCTCAATATACTAGCTCTAGCTTGACATCTCTTTCTTTTCAGTATGACCCCTTAGAATATACTCCTGTTGGTGATTTAACTTCGAACTACGGTGCTACAGAAACAATTACAATTTTAAATTCTAGTACTTTGGTTGATGTGGTTGGTGCTTCTACAGCTAATGCTTGGTTTAACTTTTTAATAACAATGTTTGGTCTATATGTAATTTATAAAATTTATAGAAGACTTCATCCTAAAACATAATGCTTACCGATATATTTCTTTTCATAATAGGTTTGCTTTTAAAAATCTTTGTATTTCTTGCAAGTACAATTCAATTTATAACTCCAACATGGATTGAAGAAGTTATCACTAGTGCATTTTCTTATATTGGAATTCTTAATGGTATTTTTCCTATTTATCCTCACCCAGAGATGACAGGTCTAGTATCGACAGTAGGTATTTTAACTATTTTAGGAACTTTACTTTATATCGTTTATTATTATTATGTTTTCAAATTACTTTTATTGGTTTTTCACTTCCTTCCTTTTATCGGCAAAAAGGTACATTTACCTCATCACTAAAATATGGCAAAAGCATGGGGAAGAAATTTACATATTTGCCTATATTACGGCAAAAAGGGGTCAGGCAAGTCTTTATTTCAAGCCTATATAGCTAAAAAACTATTTAGAGAATATGAAAAAACAGAGAAACGCTATCCCTCTTTACCTAAACGTGCCTATTGGTCTAGTCAAAAGTTTTCAAAGGAAATTGAAGCAAAGGAACTTGGGAAACACTTATTTTATTGGGAAAATCCTAGACAACTGTACGGTCTTAGAAATATCGATATTGGATGGGATGAAATTGGAAAAGATTTGCCAGCAGGAAGCTGGGGAGATACTCCTAAAAAACTTAAACAGGTATTTAGCCATTTACGGAAACGAGGTAATAGGTTATTTGCCAATACACAGATTTATGAAGATATCGACATCTCATTTCGAAGACAGATTGATAGAGCCTTCAAGATAGAAAAAATTATTGGTAGTAAAGATATTTCAGCAACCCTACCCCCACCTAGATTTGTATGGGGTATTATTCGCATACGAGAATTTGACCCACAGATTTTAGAAAATATGCACGATGAAACTGAAAGAGAATTAACCTACAAAGGTTTTCCAAGATATATATTTATTACTAAAAAACTTGTAGCAATTTACGATACACAAATGGAACTACCCCCCTACTTACCAGATAG